ATCTGCAAATAATAAAGGTTTTTTTGGCGGTGTAGTGTTTGCTGTTGGGGCTATATTTGCATTTCTAGCCTACATTATGGGTGTTAAATAATGTCTGCATTAGAGATATTACTTAAGCTTATTAGAGATAGTGAAGGATGTAAATTAACCGCATACCAATGCCCAGCAGGGGTGTGGACTGTTGGTTATGGTTATACTGGTACGGATATAAAGAAAGGTGTCTGCTGGACACAAGAGAAAGCAGATGAATGTTTGCTGGTAACAGCTATGGGTGTTCTTAACCAAGCAATAAAAGCTTCACCTATACTAGAAACCGCTAACATGGAAAAACAAGCGGCAATTGCTGATTTTATCTATAATCTAGGTATTGGTAATTATTCTAAATCAACATTAAAAAAACAGGTTAATGCTGGTAACTGGTTAGCGGCCTCATCCGAAATTAAGAAATGGAACAAAGCCGCTGGTAAAGAATTAAAAGGGCTAACTATTCGTAGGCAGAAGGAAGCGGCTCTGTTGATGGCGTAACATACGGATTATTTACACTTTCCGTGCTGTATGGCGATCCATACTTGCTGTATGGGTTCTTTATACTTGTGGGTGAGTATGGAGAGCCATACTTTCCATATGGATTGCTAATTGAATTAGCATCGTATGGATTGGCGTTCATCTCTCCAAGATATGTTCCATCTCTTGCGTACAGAGCAGCAGCTTCTGCTGGTGCAATGTTAAACATGATTGATATTACCAACGCTACAGTTAAATATAAATTTATCATTCTTGATTTATAAAGTTTTGTTTCTAGTTCTTCGCAGTTGTAAAAGATCATTTTATTCTCCAAGTTAGTTTTTGTAATAATTGTTATCTCGAAAGTCTATAAATAAATCACAATCTAAATTTTTTAATTCTTTCTTAAAATCCCCATGCCACATGTAGTCTTTAGTATCAATTTCAATTGATAGGTAACGCGAACAGTTTTCTTTTTTATCACAGTTGCTACCTAAACAACGAGCGTTTTCATCAGATAGTGGGCGTGTCATTTTCATTCTTCCCCACCCCCAATGCCGTGTGCTTTTTCTGCATCTCTGAAGCCCCACATGTATTCATCCAATTCCATCGCCAAAGGGTGTTGGCTATACCAGACTTCCAGTTCTCCATTTTCAATAGATTCACGTTTTGGCGGTGCTGTGTAGAGGGGTATATCATTTTCATTCTTCCCCCTCTCTGCCAGCATTGCATCTGCTTGTTCATAAGACGTAAGTGCAATCCTTCTTGTATCTTCCCAAGTTGGCCTACTTACCACTACCCCTTGCATTGCCAAACCCGCAAAGTGGTCACGTAAAGATATTTCTTCTCGTAAACCTTCTCGTAAATCTTCTCGTAAATCTAGCGCAGCTTGAATATCCCAGTATAAATCGTAATGAGTTTCTTTTAATCCAAGCAAAGTGTCTCTGACTCTTTCCAACAACTCTCTTTCTTTACTCATTCCCCACCTCAACATTAATATAATCCCCAACCCTCGGAGGGGTTTCACCAGTTGCCTTAAGCCAATAATCAAGAATATTTATTGCTTCTAACCATCCTGTTGGAGGGCTTTTTAATTCTTGTTTAACAGTGGACAGCGTACTCATTGATGTGCCTGTCTTTCTTGCTATGTCTGCCAGGCTAAAACCTCTTACATGCAACACTTGTAACATCAATGCAAAATCAATATCTCTATCCATTATTAATCCTCCCATCCATTTCTTTGCGTCTTAACTCATTACAAAACAATTCCATCTTCTTACTTCTACGCATAAACTCAACTATTTGTGCCGCCATGCCAGTAATCTTAATAATTTTGCCTTTTCCAATAAAAGCTGATGCTTCACGGATATAAGGAATCCAATCCATAATTTCAGCACGATTAAATAAGACAGTACCATCAAAGTGCATACCAGTATGCTTAGGAGAGCAGTATTTTTTATCTTTAAATATCTTTTCAAGGGTTAGTATTTTAACGCCAACCAACTTGGCAATCTCTTTTTTAGTAATATTTAACTGTTCATCAATAACTGGCATATCAGGCATCTTTAACCTCAATGTTTTAGCTCTAGCACGAGCATTAATTGATAACTTATTTTGTTGCCTGTAGCGTTGGTTATGCTCCTGCCGTTTTATAATGCGTTCTGCTTCAGTCATCATAAACAAATGCCTTCTATCACTAACAAAATAAACGCAACAGTCATTGCAATCAATAATATCTTTTGGTGTTTGGTGAACGGTATTAATGGTGGGTTCTTGTAATCTTTCATAATCTTATTTCCTAAAAAAATGCCAGCTTTTAACGGCTGGCGAGTGGGCTTCCCTTCAAAAAGTTATTAGTTGTAATGCTTTCCAGTTCATAGCATTCTGGACAAGAACATTAATATCTGTGTACTTGGTGGATAATGTAGCGTTTTCTAGCAACTGAAAGAAACTTGATCCATCTGTTTCTATTATGTCAGCATTAATCAATGCTTGCAGATAATCTACAAATGCTTGGGCTACTAGCAATCCACCAATTTGCTGATCGGTTAGCATATCATCAATTACGCTATCAAACTCCATACTTGCTTCTTCACAGTCATCATAGACAAACATTAGAAGTCACCTCTTGGAGCAACAAATGATGGAACGTTGGTGGGTAACTCCAACACCTGGTAGATACGCTCACCTTTTGGGCTTGAATCAATGATAAACATGCCAGAGCCTGTTTTGTGGATTTGTACTGCATGGCTTTCTTTGGTGTAAGTTGCGCCAATAAATCCACCTAATGTAAAAGCAGATAGGATTAGTATAATTGCTGTTTTATTGTTCATGGTTTTTACCTTTTATAGTTGTAGTTAATGCCACATCCTTGTGGCGGTGGTTGGTTATGCAGATCGTTTATTAAACAATATTATTGCAGTTGCTTCATCTAAATCCTTTTGTACATATCTCCATGTTTTTGCAATGCCTTTTTTTGCACTAGAACAATAGTTTTCACATAACTTGTAAACAACATAGCCAGAATTATTTTTACAAAGTGCATATTTAATACCTCTTTTGTTTTCTTTTATTTTTAATGTTTCCATCTTATTCCCCTTTGTGTTTCTTGTTAAAGTGGGGTTATCTTAATTATTTATTTATCATTATGCAAAGATTTTTTTTCAATCCAGAAATTAAATGCTTTGTATGCTCCAACATAACCAAGAGCAACACAGACAAAAGCCCCCTGTTTCTGGGCTTCTAAGAGGTATTCTTGTTGTCCATCCTGCCATTTTGACTTGGTGTGGTCTTGCCGTTTTAATTCACAAACGAACGCAGGGCTTGCCGGAATAATAATATCTGGCGCACCTTTTGTCATTCCCTCGCTCTTTTGCCTGGTGGCTTGGTAGAATGTACGCAGACCCTCATTCCTAATGTGCGTAGCAATCAAACCATAGGTTGCAGGGTGTTCCCTGCGTAGTTTTGCAAAGAAGGTTACTGCTTCAGCAGATTCTGAAGGACATTCTCCCCTAAAGTCTGTATTTCCAAATACTTGTATATCACTGTGGAACTTCATCAGCATTCCTGTTGTAGTCGTATATCCTAAAAAAATCACCATCTTTTCTATAAGTAATAGTATTAGGCTCTTTTTGTCCATGTATTGTTGCGCGTAAAAAATTAGCATAAGCAGTTGGTTTTTTATTTGTAAACCATACAGGAAACGATCTATACTCGGTTACAAAATCAACCCGTAAACATTCATTCCCTGCTTTGCTTAGTGTTGGTGTTGCTCGCATTGCAACAACTTTATCAGTTTGGATCTGCGTGGGGTCTTTTTTCTTCATTTGAAAGTCAGAAACTAACTTGCTGTTTGGGTCTATTAGCTCCCCTTTGCACTCGCAACAATACCTTGCTGCAATATCATTTTCAGCTTCACAATGCACACACGGTTTAAACGTCCATCTATAACTGCACCTAACTAATTTGCTAATGGTTTTGTTAAATACTTCCCCATAACATCTCCTGCCATGATGCGCTGACATTTCACCAAATTCTGTTTCTAGTCTTATCCCCTCCAAGTCTATAAAATAGCCATTAACATCAATATTATTATTTGCTTCATTGATTACTGGTGCAAATTCATTATGTGCCTTGCACTCTGGACATTGTGCTTTTATAGCTTCACCAGCAACATAATCTATTGATGCTTCTATCTCTGGATTAAAAATATCCCCATCTGGGCAATGGCGGTCTATGTTTTCTGCGTAATCTAGTATCAGACAATCGTCTTTATTGTCGTCAATACGCAGACCCCGACCTATTATTTGTTGCAACAGGCTAACGGACTCTGTAGCTCTTAAAATAGCTATTAAATCAACGTGTGGTGCGTCAAAACCAGTTGTAAGCACTGACACATTGACTAAATATTTTAATTGCCTAGCTTTGAATTTTTGCAGTATTTGCTCACGTTCTTTTTTTGGTGTTTTACCAGTAACTATACAAGATAATCCTGGTGGTAATGATTCTAATA